TGGTGAATCAATAACAGAGGCAAATGTATTAAAGATTTCCTTGTCGGTCATAGTTAAGATTAGGTTGCCGAGGTCGGAGCGATCAGGGGTTGGACGCTTCTTCCTCGGTTTTTTATCGAAGCGTAATCCAAGTTCATATTCACTTATCATTTTTTGGAAGTCTTTTTCTCAAATTTTCATTTATAATTTCATTTAATGCTTTTTTAGCATCTTCTCTTGTAGAAAAAATAGACATATTATTATGTTTAATTAAATTTGCATCTTCCCAAAAAAACGAAGGTGCAACTGTAACATCTCTAATTTGAAAGTACTTTTTACCTACTGCATAATCAAGAACTTTATATATTTGATAATTTTCAAATAAATTTTCTGTGTTTACTGAGTGGCTCATAATAGATCTCCATAGTTTTTTCTGTTTAAGGTGCTGTTGTAATACATCATTTTCTGGCAACATCCTCACAGGCAGATTCAATATTAAACGTATAGCAATCTATAGAAGTAGAGGTTCTAAGTGAATCTGAGATTGATAGATAGCCGATGCCGAAGATGCAGAGGGCGAGAAATGCGTGTTTCATGGGGTTGGTCTCAAGGGTAAATTAATAATAACTAATGGTCAACAGTTGTCAACCTCTAAAACAATAAAATCTGAACGTCAGGCTTATAGTCAGCTTTGTATTTTTTATTATTTCCTTTTGGATATGGTTCTACTTTATAAAATAAATTTTTAATCATTTCTTTTTTTTCTTTCTTATTACCTATTAAATAAAAATATCTATGCTTTCTAGGTCTATCAATAAAATAAAATTTATTTGGATTATCTCTTCTTTCTTGTAATGTAAAATTTTTACAAATATTTTTACTATGTATATTACTTCCATACATTCTCCATTCTTTATGAGCATCAGAAAGTCCTGTATATATCCAGTTTGTAGCTTGATAAATATATCCATTATGTCCTTGCGATGTATCTGCATAAGAAACAATTACTTTTGGTTTTTGCAAAAGTTTTATTGACTGACTTACAAAAAAACTTAAAACATTTTTTCCTAAATTATCATTTACACATAATCTATTTAACTCTAAAAAAATATCTTGATATTTGCCTTTAAATGCACCTACTACCAAAGATCTAGATACAGGAAAACCAAAGCTTACGACACCCTGTAAAACTTTATTAATATCATATAAACCAAAACAATAAACAATATTTGGAATACGTTTTGCATAATGTTTTTTTAAAAACCATTCATGCGTTTCTTTAGAATTTATTGATCTAACAAAATATTCTTTTTTATTTGTCATTTAGATATTTCCCATTTCTCAATTTGTAATAGTAATCTTTGAGCGAGATTTAAATTACCTTCAATAAAATCGTCAGAACCATCTTCACACTTTGGCCTATGGTCAGATGTATATTCTGCAATAACTTTTTGTGATGATTGAATTTCATCTTGTAACCATGCTTTGATTTCAAAAGTAAAATTATATGTTTGAGTAATTTTCATTTGAGGGGGTTGTCTCTATACCTATATTATAAACATATTTATCAACAACTGTCAACAAGGTTTCATTACTTGTACATCAAACCCTTTTTCCTTGAGTTCATCAATTCTATATTTCTGCACTTCACTTAACCTTCCCTTTGGCCCTTTAACCTCAATGAACTTAACCTCATCTGGTTTCATACATACTAAATCAGGTAATCCAGCTTTGTTGCACATAATCAACTTGATTACCGTCCAGCCCTCTTTTTCGTATCTGTCGATTAGCTTCTTCTGATATTGCTGCTCTGTGATCACGATAATGGTTGATCGTATAATTCTTTTTTAATTGTACTACCTCGAAAATTTTTGGCTCTATACTTTTTTCTGCAAAAATATAATGCACTTTATTACTTCGATCCCTACCTAAATAACTGGCTCTTTCCCTACCCTGTAAATAGCTCAACGCTGAATAATCTATGCCCAGAAAAACAACATCATCTGCACTGCTTAAATTGACGCCCTCCCTGCTACTTCTTACCTGACCAATAAAAACTTTGTCATCATTACTATTAAACTCAACTGGATCTTCGGTAACACGATCACCAAAAACTTTCTTCAGCATTTTTTCTTCTGCCTTGTAACAATACATAATCGCAGTTTTGCCCTTAAATGTATCTTTTATATATTCAACTTTACTCTTATCAAAAATTACTGTGCCATGCCTTTCTGTTATTACATGACCATTAAACAACTGCTTTAATTTACTCATCACTTTAACCCCAGTATCAGCTAAGACACTTCTACCTTTTGCCTTACCGATAACACCTGTTTTAATAATCCTTAAAGCAAGCCTATAGGTCCTTTTAGACATTTTCACTAAATGCACTTTTTCTTCTATTTCCTGACTAAAACCAGCCTCTTTTTGCGTCATATAGACCATAAATGGCTCAATATCTCTCTTAATTACATTTACATAGGCATCTGAATAATCTTTTACAACAATTCCTGTCCCAACTCTTTTCTCCTTAATCTCCACATAATCACCAGCCCATTTATAAAAACCATTACGGCCATACCTTGAGTATTCATTCCAGACATTTGTTAATGCAAACTGATGATATAGCTGTGACCAACTTTCTGGGCTTGGTGTGCCACTCATTAAAATTATTATTCCATATCTCAACTTCAAAATATTCTGTTGCCTTTGTGATGGTTTTGGAAATGCTCCAACACTATGAGCCTCATCAACGATGACAATATTCCATGATGTACCTTCAAAATTTTTTAATTGCTCAAAATTTGTAACAACAACTTTATCTGTTAAATTCATCAAATCTATGTCTTTTTTTATACTGCTTATCGCTTTCTTTTTTGTAATTATTAAAACCTTATCTGCCTCAATAT